TTGGTTTAAATTACAATCAACTTAATTTGCAAGAGTTAATGGGTGACGGTCTTGCTCAACCTTTTGCAGAACAAGCGACGAGTAATATTATGACTACACGAAATTATAAATTCCCTATTTACCCCTCAAGAGCAGGTAATGGCATATACGGAATTGGTTTTACTAGCAGTCTTGTTAGTGTGTCCCCTTTAGGTTACGGGTTAGAAATACCCGTACATAATGCGGCAGGCAGCTTAGCGGCGACAATTGTAGGTTTTCAAACAAGACAAACGATGACCGGTATACTCACAGATTTTATATTCGATGCAGACAGATCACCTGCATTAGCGAGCAGCGGCGGCTGGCCCTCTTACTTAACCTTAGAGCTTGTTACTCCGGTGGGCACTACCACTTATAATTCTAGTATTAGCTGGACACAATCAACGCTTACTGCAAGTAACAGCAAACAATATTATCGACTAACTTATACTGATGGCACATCTCCGCCAGATCTTGCAGATTTTTTCGATTCGGCAAATGCGGGTGTCGATCCTTACACGCTAAACGGAGCTCTAAGTACAACGATTTCACCAGATGCACCGTTAACTATTCCTATAAATCAAACCATTGACCAAGCTTTATATGAAGATGGCGAGGTTTATTATGTTTATCTTAATGAAGATAGCGCCACACAATTAGGGCCATTTCTAATCGATATAAATGCAACTGATTCAATCGTAGTTAGATTGCCTAATAATGGATTTGTTTCTACGGTTCCGAGTACGCTTTCGGCAAGTGCCGACTCCCCTATTATTGTTAATAAAGGGGCGGCTTTAAATGTCATTGAAAATCATCCGGCCAGTGGTGGCGGCGGTGCAGATGTAGGTATCCTTTCAAACTCAATTATAACACAATAAGGTAATTTTAAATCATGACACAAGAAATCTTTAATGATACTAGTGCCGCTCAAGATGTTTATGTTTGGGTGAGAAGCTCTGAAGCTACAGTAGGCTTATACTCAAATGGTGTAAACACTATCCCTATTAAACATTTTGACGGTAACGATTACGACAGGACTTACCTATCTGGAGGCTCTGTTGTACAAGTAGACTCTAGTAATAGCCAAGCCTTTATAAGAGGGCCGGGTAAATTTAAGATAGAGAAGCCCATTAACACGCCTCTACACGTAGCACTACCTACTGATGCTAACGTAAAGGTTAGCCTAGAAGCTCTTTAATGACTAAGAAGAGGGACTACAAGCGAGAATACGCTTTACAAGGAGCCTCTCCTAAGCAAAAGAAGGATAGAGCCGCACGTAATAAGGCACGTAGACAAGCTATTAAGGCTGGAAAAGTCAGTAAGGGTGATGGTAAGGACATAGGACATAAGAAAGCCCTCAAGTCTGGGGGTTCTCGTTCTACTTCTAACACCAAAGTCCAATCCAGAAAGACAAACCGTAGTCACGGTGGAAAGATAGGAAATAAGGCAGGTAAAGCTAAAGGTGGCAGAAAATAAAGTAAAGTTCTGCGGGGAAGTGGTAGAGGGTTTTACTCAAGCATACTTAATGAGTAAGTTTGATGACCCTGTACCTACCCCTGAATTTCATAGGGAACTATGGGATCTATTTTGTGACCCTCATCCACGAGTAGCAATAGCTGCTCCACGAGGTCACGCTAAGAGTACCGCGGGTACACACAGTTTTGGACTAGCAGCATTATGTTTTAGACAGAGATCTCATATACTGATTGTATCGGATACTGAGTCACAGGCTGTAGACTTCTTACGTGATATACGTAACGAGTTAGTAGAAAATGAATTGCTTATAGAGCATTTCGGCATTGAAGGTCTTACCAAAGATAATGAAAAAGAGATTATAGGTAGGTTCAAAGACGGTGCATATTTTAGGGTAATCGCCAAAGGCTCCGAACAGAAGATGCGGGGTATTAAGTGGCGTAACAAACGTCCCGACCTAATCCTTGGTGACGATCTAGAGAATGATGAGATCGTTATGAATGATGAACGTAGGGCTAAGTTTGAGCTATGGTTTCTCAAAGCACTATTACCTTGTGTTAGTAAGCGGGGAGTAGTAAGGGTTGTAGGTACTATACTTCACCTTGACTCTATGTTAGAGAATAGGATGCCCCCTTTAAATCATCCTTGTACTAAAACAGATGGTTTAAGAGAGTGGTGGGACGAGGAAGCTTATAAAGAGTATTGTAAGGAGCTGAAAAAGGACTATAAGCCTAGAGCTTGGAAGTCATTTCGTTACCGAGCACATACAAGCCCTAATGATTTTAGTCAGATACTATGGCCAGAACAGTTTAATAAGGAAAGGTTAACTCGCACAAGAAACGAATATATTGAACAGGGTTTCCCAGAAGGCTACTCTCAAGAGTATCTAAACTATCCCATAGATGATGAGAATGCTTACTTTAAAGCAGCAGACTTTAAACCTATACCTGATGACTTAAGGGATACACCTTTAACTATGTATGGTGCTGCTGATTTAGCAATATCGGTAAAGGATTCTAGAGCATACACGGTACTTGTAGCAGCAGGAATGGATGCTAGAGGGTATCTACACGTAAAGGATGTTTTACGTTTTAGGGGTGATGCTAGAGAGATCTTAGATAGGATGTTTGCATTCCATGAACAACATGACTTTGATCTATTCTTTGTAGAACAAGAAAACATTGCTAGAACTCTAGATGCTTTGATTAAAGAAGAAGAGGTTGAGAGAGGTGTCTATTTACCAATAGAACCTATGACCGCTTCTCAGGATAAGATTAAACGGGCTAGACCTTTACAGGCTAGACTACGTTCACACAAGATCTTATTTGATCAAGACACTGGATGGTATGCAGATCTATATAATGAGATGACGCAGTTTCCCCGCGGTAAGTATATGGATCAGGTGGATAGTTTAGCTTGGATTCCGTTAGGTCTAGAGAAAATAATTAACGCTCCTACTCAACAAGAATACGCTGATATGCTTTACGAGGAGGAATACGAGGAGAGTATGAATTATCAAGAGCTTGGTGCTAGTTCAGTTACAGGATATTAATAATGGTAGATGAATATAAGGTAACAGATCAAGAAATCTTTAGTCTGACGAACTTAGCTGAGATCCTTGATGAGGATACCGTAAAGACTTTAGGTAAGGATCTACTACACCTAATTGAAGGGGATATAGAGTCCCGTAAAGGATGGCTATCTAGAATGGATGCCGCTATGCGTTTAGCGGTTCAAGTAGTGGAGAAGAAGAACACACCTTGGGAGAATGCTTCCAATGTTAAAGTTCCGGTAGTAACCAATGCTTGTATACAGTTCCAATCTCGTGCTCTTACGGCATTAGTAGACTCTTCTCAGCCAGTACGGTGTAAGGTTCTAGGTAAGGATAAGTCTCAAAGCAAACTAGCTAGAGCTATCCGAGTACAGAATTATATGTCTTGGCAGTTATTGCATGACATGGAGGAGTGGGAAGACGACATGGATCGTCTTTTATTTGTTCTTGCTATGTTAGGTGTTTGCTACAAGAAGACTCACTATAGTCCTCACCTTAAACGTATTGTATCGGATATTATCTTACCTCAAGATCTAATCATAAACTACGATGCTAAGAATTTTTATGAAGCACGTAAGACTGAAAGGATTGAAGTAAGTAAGAATGAAGTATTCGAGCTTAAGGCTGAAGGTCTTTGGTTAGATGTAGATGTAGAGTTCGAGAGACCTGCTAATGATCCCAACAAGGAGCGGGATAACGCTAAAGGTCTAGTACAGACTCAAAACGTAGAAGATACTCCTATGTATGGTTATGAGTGTCACTGTCTGGTTGATCTAGATAGTGATGGCTACAAAGAGCCTTACGTAGTGACTATGGATAACAAAGGTACAATTGTAAGGATTACTCCTCGCTTTGAAGAAGAGGATATTATAACTGATGATAAGGGTAATCTAATTAAGATTGAAGCTGAGAATTACTTTACTCAGTATATCTTTATTCCTGATCCTCACTCATCTGTATCTGGTATTGGTTATGGTGTATTACTTGGCCCTAATAATGAAGCCGTAAACACAATGATTAACCAACTAATAGATGCCTCCACTAAGTCAGTAATGGGTGGTGGATTTATTGGTAGAGGTGCTAGACTTAAAGGTGGAAGGTTGAAGCTGGCTATGGGTCAATACACTCATGTACCAGTATCAGGAGATGACTTACGTAAGAATATAGTTGATGCTCCAGTACCTAAACCAGATCCTACTATGTTTCAGCTTGCAGTATTCTTAATGAATCAGGCTGAGAGTACAGGTAGTCTTACTGATATGATGCAGGGTCAAAACCCCGGACAGAATCAGAAGGTTGGTACTACAATGGCTGTCCTTGAAGAAGGTATGAAGGTTTATCAGTCTATACATCGACGACTTCATAGGGCATTCTCTAGAGAGCTTGTACAACTATACAAGCTAAACAGGATGTTCTTCAACGAGCAAGAGTATAACGCTTTACTTGATGAAGTACCTTCAGAAGAAGAGATACAACAAGTAATCGCTCAAAATGGTGGTAACGAGCAGCAGCTTCAAATGGCTCTGGAGAAGCGTCAAGCTATGTTAGAGGCTGGAGAGAAGGACTTTGCAGAGGAAGGGTTAGATATTATACCTAACTCAGATCCTAAGTCAGTATCTCAATCACTACAACTTATTAAATCACAAAGCCTATTAGAAAAGATGATGATCTTAGGCTTGAATAGACAGGAAGTTGCAAAACGTGTGTTAGCAGCAGAACAGCATCAGGATGTAGAAGCCCTAATGCAGCCTAACCCAGAACCACCTTCAATAGAGCAACTAGAGTACCAGTTAGCTGTTATGAAAGAGATGAGGGAAGGTGTTACTGCTTATACCAATAACATCAAAACAATCGCAGAGGCCGAGGCTATAGAACCCGGTCGCCAGTTAGAAGCTTACAAAGCTACTATGGATCAGATTAATAAGCAACTAGATAGAGAGCAAAATGAAAAGACTCAACAACAAGCACCTGTACAACCTAATAACAGGGGCAATGGAATCAGCTAGGCTAGAAGCTGATGACTTAGACAATGCTATTAGTAAAGAAGACCGTAAGTTATGGTATAACTCCAAGCTTACACAACAATTGTTAGCGCATTTACGTTTAGAGTATTTCGACGTACTTTCACAAGTAGCGGTAGGAGACTTTAATACGGTAGATGAACTTGCAATACAACACTCGCAGCAAAAGGCGGTGTTGGAACAACTAGAAAATGTAGTAGACTTCATAGAGGAAACAAAACTAGACCATGACAATAAACTGGAAGCCTAAAGGTTATCGAGTAGTAATAAAACCTAAAGACGTTGAAGAGGTTGATGAGAAGTCAGGTATTATACTTAAGACTAGGGTTGATAATCTTGACAAAGCCAAGGAAATTGTAGGGGTTGTTCTAGCCGTATCAGATATGGCATGGCAATGGACAGACTCCAAAGAGCCTTGGGCTAAGGTAGGTGATACCGTAGCATTTGTACAATATAGTGGAAAGGTTTTAGAAGACCCTAAAACTGGAGAAACTTATACAATCATCAACGACGAAAACATAGTAGCGGTGCTAGACGATGAGTAAAGAACACGAACAACAAGAAGATAAGGCTCGTGCAAACGGGTGGAAGCCTTTAGAAGAGTTTGATGGTAATAAGGATGATTGGATCTCTGCCAAAGAGTTTAATACTCGTGGTAATCTGATCGCCCAGATTCAAACTGCTAAAAGCCAAAGCTCTGCACTAAAGTCTGAGATCGACGAAATGAAAGGGACTTTTAAGGAATTCCAAAAATTCCATGAGCAAGCCCTTGAGAACGAAAGAAAAGAAGCTAAAAAGGAGTTGATGGCAGAGAAAGCTGCCGCACTTAAAGATAATAATACGGATCGCGTGGTAGAGATTGATGAGGACTTAGCTCTTATCCGAGATGAGGAGAAGAAAGCTAAAGCTGAAAAACAAGAGAAGCCACAAAAAACTTCAGAAGATCCGGCTGTGCAAAAGTTCGCTCAAGCACATCCAGAGTTTGAAGAAGATCCCGTTCTACAAGGAGCATTTGCCTCCGTTGTTCAAAAGAATAGAGCACTAGATCCTAGTAAGTCTCCAGCAGAAATCTTGCAAGAGTCCTATGACGAACTAGTGGAACTGAAACCCCAACTATTTGACTTTGAGGAAGAAGAGGAAAAGCCTAAGAGACAATCTAAGGTTTCTTCTTATGGTAAAAGGACTTCTAAAAGTTCGAGTGGTAAGGCAACCGCCGCTGACCTAGACGACTATGCTCGTGAGGTTGGTACAAAGTTTGTTAAGATGGGGTTGATTAAAGACCTAGACACTTACGCACAGCAACTAGCGGCTGACGAAGGATAGAGTATATGAATACAAAACAGAAAGCACCAAGTATGAAAGAAGCCGGAGCTAATAAGTTGGCTCCAAAAGCTATGCCTAGTACAACTAAGCGTGTATCACTAGAAGACCAAGAAGATCGGTTTGATATTATTGACCGTGATAACCTAGATACTGACTTCCACTACCACTGGGTCTATGACGCAGCAGGTGTTGAGGGGGCTAAGATCGAGGTACTAAAGCAACGTGGATATATGTTTGTACAACAAAACGAGGTAGAAGTAGCCAAGGCACACGTATTTGATACTCCCGATGACGGAACTATTATTCGTAAGCCTAGCGGTTCATCCGGTGGCTATCTATATTTAATGAAACAACCAATGGAGTTTTACTTAGAAGATAAAGAGTACAAGGCGAAAAAGGCTAAAGCAGCCGTATCCCGTGTATATGAAAATGATGAGTTAGAAGAGTTGAAGGAAGGACTCGGAGAAGGGAATGTAACTCAGACTGTTCAAAAATCTTCAGATGTAGGCTTCGGTTAATATAATTTTTGAGGTAATTTATGGCTAATGTTGATAATCCTCGCGGATTTAAGCCTGTAAAGACACTCTCTGGAGCACCGATTTCCGGTAAGATTAAGAGCTTCCCTGTAAGTTCTTCTTATGCTGGTACTTTGGCGGTAGGTGATGCTGTATTGCTTAACGCTGGTAATGTGCAACGAGCTGTGTCTGGTTCTGACGTTTTAGGTGTTGTAGCCTATATCGGTTCAGGTACTAGTAATACGACTTTCGGTGAAGCTGAAAGTTTTGATCCTACAGATCTAACTGATCCCGGCATTCTTCCCGGCTCAACTGGTGGTGTTGTAGGCGTTGTTCTGGCTAATGATGTTGTGTTTGAGGCTCAGACTGATGACTCTTCTACTGCTCCTGTTGTAGGCGCTGGTCTTGACTTGGTAGCGACTGCTGCTGTTGCAGGCACTAATACACAGTCAGTAATGGAAGTGGATCACGATGGATCTCCTGCCGCTAATTCTGGTGCTGGTGATGCTAAAGTCTTTGAAGTTCCAGAGTTTAACTCTGAGAACCTTAAAGCTACAGCTCCGACTAACAAGAATGATGGCACTAGTGCTAATGCAGCAGTACATGTTGTATTTACTAGCCCAACATTCGCGCAGGTATAAGGAGTAATAATTAATGACTATTAATCGTAGTAATTTTGCTAAGCTCCTGTATCCCGGTCTATCCGAGGTATGGGGTGCTAAATATAACGAGTATGCTCCTCAGTACAAGGACTTGTATGATGAGAAGAGTTCTGCTCGTGCATACGAAGAAGATATGCAACGAATCACTTTCGGCCTTGCACAACGTAAGAAAGAAGGCGAATCACTTGCATACGATGATCAGCGACAAGGTTATGTAACCCGCTACTCACACATTTCATACGCTCTAGGCTTTATCATCACTCGTGAGATGATGGATGATGACCTTTACGGTGAGATTGGTAGTGAAGGTGCAGCTGCCCTCGCATGGTCTATGCGACAAACGAAGGATGTTGAAGGTGCAGATCTGTACAACAATGCATTCCTTGCAGGATCTAATGGTGCTGATGGTCGCCCTATGTGTGATGCTGCTAACGAGCATTACTCTGGAGGTACTTGGAGTAACTATGTAAACGCTGACCTCTCTGAGGGTGCGTTGGAATCTGCATGTATTCAAATGTCGAAATGGACTGATGATCGTGGTAAGCGTATCGTTGTTCAACCTGATAAGATTGTAGTTCCAGCAGATCTTGAGTTTGACATTGCTCGACTCATGAAGTCTGTAGGACGTACTGCTGCTGGCGTAGCTAGTGCAACATCTGATGCAGGTACGGATGCAAACGATATTAACGCAATTACTACCTTGGGTAAATTCCCCGGTGGTTACTGTGTTAACAACTACTTCACGAATGCAACAGACTGGTTCATCCGTAATAAGGGTGTACAGAAAGGTCTTACTTGCTACAACCGTGTAGGTGTTGAGTTTGCACCTGATAATGACTTTGACACTAAGAACGCTAAGTTCTCTGCCTATGAGCGTTACTCTTTTGGGTACTCTGATAAGCGAGCTATCTTTGGTGGCGAAGGTTCATAACCAAGATGGGGGAGGGGTCATCTCTCCCCCTCTTTTTAATTAAGGAGGAGTAATGGATAAGGCACGTAGTAGTAACTTTAGAGCACCTCCTAACTCAGCTAAAGGTAAACATACCAAAGCACCCGGATATAAGCCGGGAGATCATTGGGTAGTGTGTGACCGTAGTGGAGCACATATCCTAGCAAGTGAGGCAAGGAAAACTTGGGATGGTCTTTTAGTAGCCCCTAGTGATTGGGAGCCTAGACACGAGCAAGACTTTGTTAGAGGTAGGTCTGATAATACCTCAGTAGAAGACCCAAGACCACAGCCCAAAGACAAATTTATTGAGGTTACGTATACCGCAGATGCGGAAGCGTTACCTACATCAACTTTTGGAGATTTAGAATAATGGCCTTTTCTGGATCAAATAACTTCAGTGCTACTGCTACAGATATAGTAACTATAGCGTTACGTAAATGTGGCGTATTAGGAGAAGGTCAAACTGCAAGTCTAGCTCAAGTAGAGGAATACCTCCTTGAACTTAACATGCTTCTACATAATATGCAAGTAGATGGTATGAGTCTCTGGACTGTAGAAGATGTTTACTTATGGCCTTACCTAGAACTAAATGATTATAAGTTTAACGATATAGTAGAAGAGACTAACTTTGGAGCTACTGAAGAATCTTCACAACGTATAAGGTATAGATTTACTAAAGAGGCTGGTTACTTTAAGACTGAAACTGCATCTGCCGCTGCTGATAATATAGTAATACCTGACAAGGTAGTAGAGCTTATTTCAGGAGATGGTGTGCCGGGGGAGGTTATGGCTCCCGGAGATATATTAGCTTGGAAGGATTCTAACAAGCAGTTAAAGTGGGAGACAATCCAAAGTGTTACTAATATAAGTGGACTTACTGTAGCTGTAGTTAATTCAGGGGTTAGCGGAGTAACTTCGGTTCCAGTAGGGCAAGAGATTTGGTTTTATAGAAACCTTTATAATAAGAATCCTAAATCTATATTAGAGGCTTATTGTGTAACTGATTCAGAGACAGGTAACAACGTACCTTTAGATATTATATCTAGGCAAGGTTATGATAGTCTAAGCTCTTTTAATAACAAAGGAACTGCTAATCAAATCTACGTAGACGAGACTTTACCTAACACCTCAATTAGTATTTGGCCTCAAGTGGATGATGAATCAAAGTATATTAAGATGCGGGTACAAAGTCCTGTAGATGATCTTGATACTAGTGGTGATACTATTTACGTAGAGCCTGAATGGTATATGGCCGTAGCTTTAAAGCTTGCTGAACTAATGGCTCCTGATTGCGGAGTTCCTATAAACCAGCAGTACAGGCTTAGAGATATGGCTGAGATGTATTACCAGAAGGCTTTGGACAGTGATGTTGAACATGGTACATCTATACAGTTTGTACCTGAAAATCAGGCTGGAAGGAATTTCTAATGGGTTTAGAAGATATTTCATTATTTACCTCTACCTCACAAGAGGGGGCAGAGTCTCCAAATACAAAGGATGGCCCTTTAGTACGTAATGGAGTCTTCGACACTTATGCAGGTGGAGAGAGGGGTTATGTTACTCAGAGACCCTCTCTTACAGTAGTTAATAACACTACCTCAGATATAAGTATTGGTAGAGGTATGATCTACTGGCCAGCAGTCGCTACTACTGGTACTGATGGACTGTACTTTGCCGTTAATAATGATATTTATAGAGGTGTAGTGGAGGCTACTAGTGTTATAGCTAGTAACTTATTAGACTCAGCGACAGATTATAATAGGGTTTACTTTATAGACTGTGATACGCATCTAGTCATTATAGATCCCTCGGCTAATAAAGGCTACTACATAGCTTCTGGAGCACCTACAACAGTTACACAGATAACCTCCACTAACTTCCCCGGACAGTCAGGAAGACCTAATGTAAAGCTTGCGGGTGGTGGAGTATATTTAGGAGGGTTTTTATTTCTTCTAGGTGAGGATGGTATAATCTACAACTCCAATATCAATGATATATTAACTTGGGGCTCAGCAGATCTAATCTCTACCGAACTTTCAGAGGATGCAGGAGTATATCTAGCACAGCATTACGATAATATTATAGCTTTAGGTTCTGAGACTTGTCAGACTTTCTATAATGCTGGTAATGTGAATGGGTCACCTCTGGCTTCAAGAACAGATATGTCTATAACTTATGGCTGTGTAGATCATAATGCTGTAGCAGTCTCAGGAGATCTTATACATTTTATAGGTGGGTCGGGTGCAGACTATGGATCTGTATGGACTATAGATAACTTTAAGCCTACTAAGATAGCAGATGATAGGCTATCTGAAAAGTTAGTTACTGCTTTAAATGTTGATAACACTATTATCTACTGTAGCTATGTGAAATATAACAATCATGCTCTAGTAGGTATTACTATAGATAATAGGCAGAACTTCTCTGGCCCTACTGAGTCGGTTAGCTTCTTTATAGATATTAACTTAAAGAAGATCTATGAGTTTGATTCAACTATAGGAACCTTTATAGGCTTCCCTATAATTGACTCATCTGCCCAAGGTAGAATAGATACATCATACCCTTATATGCTATTCTCTTCCGGTGAGGTTGGATTCTTTAGACCTCGTAACTCAGTAGAAGACTTGCAAAGTATTGAATCCTCTATCTATGAAAGTGGTATATATTTAGAGGGTATCTACGAGGAGTTCTCTGCATCAGGTGAAAGTCCTATTGAAATGTCTATAACTCTTCCTCCACACGATGAAGGGACTCTAACTAATAAGTTTATGAGTTGGCTACGTATAGGTGGTAATACTGAAGTACAGAGCTATACAGCTAACCCTAATACATCTTTAGAGATTAGCTATAGTGATGATGAGGGTCAGACCTTCTCAACACCTAGAGAATACTTACTTAATAACACTACTAAAATGTCTCGCTTAGGCAAGTTTGTACGTAGGATATTTAACTTTAAGTATTCAGGTAAAGCTAAACTAAAGTTAGAAAAAGTACAAGTCTATACGAGTAAATCAAACCATGTCTAATAAGCTATTAACACCTCCAACACCCACAGGAAATGTACAGTTAGATAATTGGTTAAGGCTTGTATACGATCAACTAAATTCTTTAGGTCAGCCTGTAAAGGCAGAGAGTAGAACTAGTCTACCTACAGCTTCAGACTATGGTAATACAGATCGTACATTTTTAATCTATGTACACGATGCCGTAGGTGGGGCTGCCTTAGCCTACAGTGACGGAACTTCTTGGATAAGCACTAAAACAGGAGCGGCGGTATAATGCCTACTAAGCCTACATTTTTAACGACCATTACCGAGAGGGCTGCTAAGGGTAGTGCTCTTAATACAACAGAGAATGATGATAACATTCAGGCTATAAAGGATGGTTATGCTCCTATAGGGAGTATAGTCTTATTTCCTTTACCTGAATCATTTATACCTGACGACTATCTTCCTTGTGATGGTAGAGCTATTAGTAGATCAGCTCCATATGATGACCTATTCAATGTATTAGGTACTTATTACGGCTCAGGTAATGGTTCAACAACCTTTAACTTACCTGATATGAGAGGTCTAGTCCCTCGTATGGTAACTACTACTACTGAAGGTTCTAGGTCAGATGGCTATGAAGATCCCAACGAGAGTAGTAGGGTTATCACAGGTCTCACAGGAGCTACTACAGCAGATCCCGGCTCTATACAGCTTGATGATATAAAAGAACATGCTCACCCTGAAACTAGATTATCAGGAAGTGCTCCACTTATCAACTTCGATGTATTTGGTGGTAACGTAGATGCAGGACGAGTAGACTCAGGCTTATTTGGTAATGATGAGACTAGAATGAAGAATATCTATATGATATATATGATTAAAGCTAGAGGAGGTCTATAATGGGTCTTGGGTCTTCACTTGGATCTGCATTTGGTGGGAGTGGTGCTAAGAAGGCTGCTAAATATAATAAGAAGGAGTGGGAGCGTTATAGGGTTCGTAACAAGCAGCATTATGAGGCAATCTCTCCTTGGGCTACTAAAGAGTACGAAGATGGTACAGGAGTCCATAAAGCCTCAGATACTCTATATGATCTAATGTTTGGGGGTGGTGATTATGAACTATCCCCTGCTGGTAAGTTTGCAGAGGAGCAAGGCATCAAAGCCATACAGCGTGGTGCTAGTGCAAGAGGTATGAATCAGTCAGGCAATGTTATGTTCGATGTTGCAGGATTTGTTACTGGTAATGCTCAGCAAGATTACTGGCAGTATATGTCGTCACTAATGGAACTTTCTGGTGCTAACACTTCAGCAATGAGTGCTGCATCAGCTAATTATCAATCTGGTGATATTGCATCAGTAGAAGGTAAGAACGCTGCTAGGATGGGAGTGGCTGCTGGTAGATCTATGCAATTTGCAGGAGCCGGTGCTGCCTTTGATCAAGTAGCTAGTGCTACCTACGCTGGAGCTACAGGGGGTGGTAATGGAACCTTCTTCTCCTCTCTATTTGGGTAAAATATAATGAGTACTTATGATCCCTTTGCAGCATTTACTACTACTGCACAAGCATTACAAAATATAAATGCCTCACAAGAGGATGTTAAGGCTTCTAAGCTAAGCCGTAGGCGTGGTGAAGTTGCCTTGAAAGGTGAGAAGCGTAGAGAAGAGTCTGGTTACAATGAAAAGCTAGAAGAATATTCTTTAGATATAGGGTCAGCTAAGGCTGCTCAATCTAGGATTTTGGAATCCATTTATACAGACCCAACTTATCAAGAACTAGCTAAACAATCTGAACTTAGTGGTGTAGTAAGTAGCATAGCAACCAACGAGCTTTCTACTAATGCAGTCTTTCAACAAATGGCTTTTTCTGAAATACAAAAGGCTAAGGCTTTAGGTACTCCTGAAGCTGTAAGAGATGCTTTATCTAATATAGGGGATCTAGAAGATAAGTTTGGAGATCCGTTTACCGAAGAGGATAAGGCAGCTCTAGCCGAGGCTGGCCCTGATGAGCTTGCTACTCTACTGAAAGGTTATGATACATGGTCTACTTCATCTCTAAAAGTATTTCAAGAGATGGGTATGCTACAGAAAGAGAGCCAATTGGCTAGAGAAGAGGCTGCATATCAGTCTGCACTAGATACTGTCAGAGATACAAATAAGTCTAATACTGACGCTGCTAACCGAGAGCCTGATCTAAAGAGTGTTATAGATCGTAATGGCAAGGTTGTTGGTAGTGCTATGGTTCAGAATGGTAACGTCTTAGGTTACAATATTGGAAAGCAGACTCAGCTAGGTGATATTCCAGAGGGACTCATTCTAGGAGGTGAGTATACTCCCGGTAATACAGACACTCCTGCGGGTGCTGGCCGGAGGGCTATGAAGCCTGAAGATATTGTTAAAGGTGTTAGGCAGATTAGGAACCAGCTAAGTACTACACTCCGTACAGCGAGTATTATAATGAATCCTGAACTGGAGAAGGTAGTAGGTACAATACAAGGGCCGTTTGGTAAAGCCTTTCCTATCTTAGAGAACTTGATTCTTAATGATGCAGATGAGGCTACAAAGGCTGCTCTTATGAAGCAGACACTAGATAATGTGTTAGCTGTAGCTCGGTCTTTAGCACCTGTTAACGATAAGGACGTTGAGATACTGAAAGAAGAGTATATGAGCAGAGAACTTACCGGCCCTGCTACTCGTATGCTTTGGTTGAAGGAGATGATCCCTTCTATGCTAGATAAAATTGAAAATTATCACTTAGCTAACGTAGACGATCCCGGATCTCCCTTAGCATCTACTCCAGAGCTTGCCGGTGCTTACAGAGCAGAAGCGGCTGCTAGATTCTTTGAACTATTTGTATCACAACCTCACACTTCCGAAGAACTTATTGGTGCGGTTAATAACTGGTTTCCTACCGATCAGCAAGTACCTCAAGGTACTGGAGAATATGTATCTTTTGCTAATGGTAAGGTAATGCCTTTATCGACAGCTCACGCTTTAGCCTATAAAGAAGGTTTCTTTGAGAATGGTAGGATTAAGATGGAAGAGTTCATGGCGGAAACTAATTTGAGAATGCACTAATGGATGAAAAGTCTTTACAAGAGGTTAGGAGTAAGTACGCCGCATTCGGCTTACCAGACTCACAGAAGCCCTCTACAATGAAAGGTGGGAACTTAACCCAAACCATAGCTGATATGAATTATGCTAATAGGGGTTATAATGACCCTCTTGTGGAGGACTTAGAAACTCATCAGAGATCCGTAGGTATACTGGATCACCTTAACATGGCAGGTGTAGCCGTTAACCGCGGTATGCATGGGTGGATATTCGACACCTTACACTACTTAAAAGTAGGTCACAGGGTCGCTGCTAACAAGAAAAGGGTTGAACTCTTAGAGGCTGGATACTCCACTGATCAAGTATTAGAGATGATGGGGCCAACACAGGATGAGAACCCAGAGCAGTTTACTGAGAAGCACTCTAACATCTATAGCTACGAGAATCTAACTGAAGACTATCGTAAGAAGTCGAGACCTATACAAGCTGGTATAGAGTTTGCAGGTGGTGGCTTTGGTATAAGTGCTATAGGTCGTGCTGCTACTAAGAAGTTTACTAAGGAAATGTCTGAAGAGGCTCTTAAGAGATCTCACAAGATAGATAATACCCTTAATACTGCTTCAGGTCTTGGTGCTGCTGCCGCATCCTATGCATCAGGCGGTAACGAGGTAGCGGAGCTTTTAGGTGGTGTTGCGGCTCCGGGAGTATACTTAACTAAGCACTTAACTACTGCTGTAGGTAAAGGTCTAAGTAACTTCAATAAGAAGTTCAGTAAGCCAGCAATGGAGAAAGTATCCGTTAAGGCTATCCTTCAACACGCACACGATCCTGAAAAGGCTATCCTAGAACTAGAGAGAGCTATAGCTTCTAATAAAACTGGATCTCTTGGTCAGTTGACAGGGGATAAAGGTATTCTCGGTATAGAGAAGAAGATGCAGGAAGGTAACTCTGAGTTTGCAGGTCTTATTAAGAATCTAGACGGTGAAACTCTTAAAGAGGTTACTACACTACTGTCACGCCTTAGAGGCGAAGTGGATAATGTAGAGGCTCTTACTCATGAGTACTTTAAGGCTGTTGCTGAGAACGGCTCTAGTATGATCAGGAATGAGATCGATGAGGTAGCTAAAAGCTATAGATCTACTCTAGAGGTTATTGGGGAGGGGGATAAGGAGCTTGCTAGTGTTAGGCTGTTTGATGACCTAAACAAAACTTATGATAACGTACTAGCTATTGAGAAGGAGTTGTGGGAGTCTCTACCAGACGTAGAGGTAGATGTAGGGGATACTTTCGATTACTTCAACGAATATCAAAAGTTAGTCCTTGATACAGCTATTGAGCAGTCGCCTAAAGTACGAGCACCTTTCAAAGATGCTGTTAGAGTACTAGAGGATCTAAGCGAGACAGGTATTGTCAATGTCAAGGAGATTGTTAAGCTACGTTCAGATGTTCTAGCTACACTTAGATGGATAGGTAAGACTGACTCCAAGATACCTCCTGCTTCTAAAGCTTATGGTAGTGCTCTACAAAAGACTCTTCGTAAAGTACTTAATGAAGCTGGAAGTATATCCCCTAGATATGCTGCTGCGGCAGCTTATACAAAAGAGATGCACGAGGTCTTTGATCCTTTACTCTTTCAAGGTAAGGCTGTTGATGCTGCTGAGTTTGGTTCTAGAGTCATGGCTCCGGGCAATAAAGGAGCTAAGCAGTTAGACTCTATGGCTTGGGCTTACGGCTATGATCAAGGTCTAGTTGGAGGTGTTGAAGATGTAATTAAAGCTAACTTCGTTGACTCCGCGGTAAGGTTTGCAGATGATGGGTCTCGTACACTGGATGTTGTAGCTGCTCAACGGTTTGCTACTAAACATGCTGGTAGCCTACGCAGGTATCCTCAGATACAAGCTGCTATTGCTAAATCTATCACTGAAGGTAAAGTTCTTAAAGAACTGGATACTGAGCTAAAGTCTACCGTATCAGAGATACAAAAGGCTAGGTATAGTCTCTATACTGAATACAGTGATCCTAGAAGGGCTTTAGAAAAGCTAGTACTAAGTCCAACCATTAAGAACCCTCAAGCTAACGCTAAGGAGCTTATGGATCTAGCTAAGAAAGACCCTACTGGTGATGCTGTGCTAGGTCTTAAGCGTACTGCTATTGATGTACTTGCTAACGGTATCCTTAAAGAGTCTTATGATGGATCTAAATTCCTAAGTAAAGCTTATCGTGATGCATGGACTAGATCTAAGCCAGTAATAGATGAGTTCTTCAAAGATGATCCTCAATCCAAAGAGGTTCTAAAGGTAGTATTTGATGACTTAGAGAAACTAGCTACTCGGTCTACTGCTGATAATGTTAACATTGGTTTTGATAAGAGTGTTATCATCAGTGCGGTGGGCGCTATTGCGGGTGCAAGGGTAGGTGCTAAGATAGGTACTACACCTCTTATTGCAGCAGGTATCGGTAGACGTATCGCAGTTAAAGTACTTGATACTGTTCCTAATGATAAGC